GGCTGCAATGCCCACGTTATAGGTCCAGCTGGTGTATGCTGCGAGCTCCCCCGCAGTCAGCTCAACACTTATCATCTGGTCAACCGCATCTGCATATTCCGCCACTTCAACAGCCAACTGCTCAGAGCATTCTGATGTCGTGGCTGTATCTCCCATACTCACACCAGCAATATGACCAAAGCAGATTGTCGGGATACCGACCGGGTCCAGATAGGCCTGATGGCGCAACCCTTCGAACGAGGCCACCATTACGGCAGCCAACAGAGTTCCGGCGACTTTGGTTTTGGTCTGCATGAGGATCCGAAATAAAAAAGCCCGGCGATGGGCCGGGCAATGATGCGTGATGGCATGTACAGAGGATGCATTAACGAAAAAGCCCGGGCGGGGTTACCGTCCGGGCTTCAGTTACAACTCTAGCGAGTCTGACACAAAATGTAGTATTTAGTGCCAGCCGCGTCAAGCCCTCGCTGCTGATTTTTTTCCGGCCAGCATGCGGTCCCGCACGCTGCTGCCTGTCCGAGGCTGCGCCGGAACCCTGATCAGCATCATCACAGACTGATGAGCCCGGGCAAGCCTGCGGTAGTATGTCCGCCTGGAGCAGCCACACCGGCGCACCCGCTTCCACTCTGCCGCATCCGCATGCCGGTAATGCTCCACTACCACCTGACGCAGATCATCCGCCAGATTAGACACCGCCCTGTCAGTCTCATAATCGGGATCGTATCCCCCAGCCTGAGACGCAGGCCCAGTGCCGCGGATGATCTGGCCACCATTCTCGATCGCTCCGGCGATCGGGTTACGGCCGTAGCCCATACCCACCACCGCACCGCCAGCCTCGCACCACTCTGCCCAGGCGCGCAGACGGGCGTCAACCCAGTCGATGGTTTTCAGTTCTGTGCTCTGATCCAGTTCCAGCGCTGCGTTACCCATGATCCACCCCCATCATTGAGTCAAAAAAGCCTGCCGCAGGCATGCCGATAGTTGGTTTATGAATTGCGGCAGTGTAGGTAATTGATTTGTAAGGAATTGCCTCGATGCCGATAGTGCCGATAGTTGTAGTACGCGTATGGGAAAAAAATTTATTAACGCACTGACATAAAACGACACTAATATTTTCACGCGCGTGCGCGCGTACAAGTGTCGGCACTGTCGGCATTGCGGCAAATCGTTTATATTCAATGGCTTGCACTGCCGATAGTTTAACTATCGGCATCATTGCGGCATATCCCTGTATCCGTTGGGCATTGCACCCTGGAATTCAGCAACGCACTCTCCGAGCCACTGCTGCTGGCTCACCCCATCCGGCTGCTGACCTATGATGAAGAAGGTCCCCTTCTTCGAGCTCATGCCGTCAATATAGTGCAAGTTTCGCCGGCGTCTCTCTTTGGTCGCCAGGAAACCGCCGAACTTGGTGGAGCTGATACTGGCACGCTCCCCGTTCTCCTGCGCCCAACTGCGGTACACCTTGTACAGGTCGCTGGCGAGGCAGGTCTGGTATGGCACCTCCAGGGCACCGCGCCGCCACTCACGATAGAATGTATCCCACCCGGGCCGGCCAAAATCAATCAGACGCTCCTTAGCCTCTGTCATGAGTGGTTTGGTGTGCGGACCGAATCCATCCAGGTCCAGGTTGAGCAGATAATGATAGAACGATTCAATACCGCCGTTGTTGATCTCATCCACCACGGCCTGCTGCATCTCTGGCGGCAGCGTCTGTTCCGGCCAGATCACCATGAAGCGCCGGTCAGACTCCTCCAGCGGAAACGGCTGCACCTCATTGGAGAGGAACACCGCATTCATGTAGTTGGCCTCTTCCCAGCCGGAAACGAACTTTTTCTCAATCCGGTGGGTTTCTCCGGTGATCATATGCTTGAGCGTACCTGAGTGGCTGTACTTCTGATCCCGACTCAGCACCTCCTCAAACAAACCGAACAACACCTGACTGCGCCAGTCAGTGTACTGGGACTCCAGCTGATGCTGGCCCAGGGTGGCGCCGTACTCACCATAGATCTTCCGGACCACGCCATCGAACAGCAGCGATTTACCGGAGCCGTGGACGCTGGAGTGCATAAGCACGGCCGTAGCCATCTTGGTACCAACCTGCTGCAGCGGTAGTGCCAGCCAACGGACCAGCCAGTTGTACACGTCATAGTCATCATTGCACAGCAGGCCAATCATGCGCCGGATGTTCTTGCAGCGCGACAGATCCTCAGCCGGTACCATCTGGATACCACGGAACGTATTAATACACCCCTCACCGATCTGCTGAGTCGGGTCAAACACCAGATTCTCACGGTCAATCACCTTGCGGTTCGGATGCTTCAGCCAGTCATCGAAATGATCCGCGATCGCATAGCGAAGCCCGCTGATCGGCACAATGTCCTTTTTCTCGCTATCCCAGACGGAATCCGTTGGATACAGATACACATACCGCTCCAGCGAGCGCGCAATCCCCGAATCCCCTGTTGTTTGGGCAGCGCGCGCCACAGGGACCACGTCTGCCATCTCAACGGTGCGCCGAGCCTCATGCTCCAGCCATTCCTTGAACAGTTTCTGCCCCACCTGGGCTTTCAATGCGCCCTGCTTTACGATCCTGCGCATGACGGCATCCCACACCTTGGCATCCGGCATGGCCAGCGCATAGCGGTTGAGCAGGTCCTGAATGTCGGGGCCCCGGCTTTCGGTGGGGTCGGGGGAGGATTCCTGCTCAGCGGTCGCCTCATCATTCGCAGCAGGCTGCTGCTTGTTGAGCACGCCGAGGATCTGTTCCCGGACCGCCTGGATGCCCTGAGTGACATGCAGGTCGTTAAAATCTGTCTGACTCATGCCGCCTCCTGCTGCTGGAACTCAGGTGCAGCCACCACACCACCCACGGCGGCAGCGGCTTCTGTGGCCTTGGTCAGGCCCGGGTTACCGTCAGTGCCAGCGTCGTTATCAGCGCAGAACAGGATCAGCGCTTCAGGGTAGTGCTCACGTAACAGTTTGCCTACGGACAGCAGGTTGCCGCAGTCCCAGGCCGTCACCACCGGCAGCCCGGTGGCTTCATGGATGCTGGCCGCCGTGGCGTAGCCTTCAGCGATACAGATAGTCTCACCCACCGGCTGGCCAATACGCCAGAGCGGGTGCAGGCCTACCATGTGATAAGTGCCGGACTTCTGACCGCCCTTGATGAATGTTTTCTTGCCGGATTTGAAAATAAACTGCAGGTTACGGAGACGACCATCACCATCGCGCATCGGCACAGCGATAGTGCCCCGCTTCAAAAACTTGAACGACCGTGGATCATCCTCACCCCGCTGGTTGGCGTCATCCAGGTATGCCTTGCAGGCATGCCAGCCGGCAATGATCTGGTACTTGCAGGTATCCACATCGATCTCAGCGATCCGCGGCTCATTGTAGAACCCGATACCGTGAGCCTTGATCTTTTTCCGGCCCAGGTACTCACTCTGGCCGGTGGAGCTGGATCGCATCCACAGGCGCTCAGCCAGCTCTGCTGCGGCTTCAGCCAGCTTGGCATCATGTTCTGCCTCAGCCTTGGCCTGAGCCTCAGCAGCGGCACGGCGCTTTTCCGCCTCAGCCGCAAGACGCGCGCGCTCTGCATCATCGGTGATCTGACGCGGCTGCCAGCCCTGCTGACGCGCCTCATGGATCAGGGTGCCGAGGGAGATGCCGCCACGGCGGAAGGACTTCCACACCTGCCGGGCCTCAGATTCTGTGAACTTGGCATAACCGGCTGACCAGTCCATCCATGCATCCATTCCCGCATCGCCGAACTCAGCCTTAACGGCCATGCCCATCCGCACCCAGGTCTCCCGGTCGGATTCATCCAGATACCGGAGCGCTTCGCGGATATCGTCTATTGTGTAATCTCTGTCCATATCGCGCCTCTTGAACAGTTCGCCCTGCTGGGCAATAATTGAACACTCTGTCCAGCGGGTGGTGCTGCACCCGTGAACCCGACGCCCCCAGTGTTCGCGCACCGGGGGCGTTTTTTATGCGGCCTGATCCCGGCGCTTGCGGGCCTCATGGACTGGCACACACTTATCCAGCCAATCGGGCAGAATGTCCTGCACCGTTTCACACAGCTCATCCAATGTGCCGCCATTAATCACACGGCCATCCACCAACTCCGCTGGCAAATCCTGCTCAGAGCTGTGCGATTCAACAGCAGCAACACCAGGACGCTTCACCCGAATCACGATACCGCCGTTTTCGCGGATCCAGCTGGCCTCCTCCGGGTAACGGCAGTCGGTCCAGATGCAGACCTCAACCGGCAGCTGCTCACGCGACTCTGATTGCAGCAGCGCCTCCAGCCGCAGATCCGCATTCAGCACCCAGGTGTCACCACCGAATACATGGCGCACGCTCTCGGTGCCCAGAAGCTGGAGGATCCGACGGGGCGACATACCCCAATACGGGACCACCTGCTCCTTCAGCTCCCGATCAGCCATCTGCTGATCGGTGAGGCCGAAAATCTCCTTGGCGGCACGGCGCAGCGGATCCGCGAACGCCCGGGTGGTACCGGTGGTGTGCTCCAGGATCATGCTGGCCAGTGTGTCCTTGCCTGATCCCGCCTTTCCTGTCAGTCCAATCAGTTTCATGTCTTTATATCCAGTACATTCGTGGGTCTAAAAAAAATGGCCGGTGCCACCTACACTGGGAAACAGATCAGGCGGCATCGGCCTCAATGAATGAACTTGCGGTTACTGATCCACCAGTGTGCTGCTCAATCAACAGAGAGAGCCGCAAGCTGGGGGTACGGTGGCCACCTGCAAGCTGATAGAGATACGGAACCGAAGTTTTGCATGCAGCAGCCAACGATTCGCGCTCCTCTGGGGAGTGCTCTCTCAACCATTGCCGAAGGGTTTGCACCTGCATTGTAAACTCCATAGGTCAAAACACCCTGAGAATTTAGCAGACCGCTAAAGTTATTTCAAGCGAGGTTTAGCATCATGACAATTTATCAAACTGCTAAATGCGCTGATAATGTCGATATGACAGACATCAAACAGATAAGACGCCAGAACCTGCGCAAGCTGATCGACGATTCAGGGTTGACCGATGCTGAATTTGCTCAGCGCTGCGGCTCATCGCCCAGCACATTCAGCCAGATCCTCTCCGCAAAGGCCCGACGAAGCCTGGGTGATGAACTGGCTCGCCGAATAGAATCCGTGATGAAGTTAGAGCCAGGCTATCTGGACACAGCACACCACGCATACAAACAGGTAAATGACGCCTCTGCGCATTACAACCTGTCACACCTACAGCCCTTACACCCATGGGATTCCAACACGCCACTTGATGATGATGAAGTAGAGGTGCCGCTGTATATGGAAGTCGAGCTGTCCGCAGGGTCTGGCATGACACACATAGTAGAGAGGAACGGTCCTAAACTCAGGTTTTCACGCTCAACCCTGCGAGCATATGGTGTCGCACCTGAAAACGCAGCCTGCTGCTTTGCCAACGGCAACAGCATGGGCAAAGAAGTACCGGACGGTGCAACTGTAGGTGTTGACCTTGGCACAACAAAAATCCACGATGGCGAAATCTATGCCATCGACCACGGTGGACTACTGAAAATTAAATACCTGTATCGACTGCCAGGCGGTGGAATCCGCATCCGTAGTGAGTTGCGAGACGAATACCCTGACGAAGACTTATATGGAGATGACCTGAAAGACCTGCGCATACTAGGCTGGGTGTTCTGGGTATCGAAAATGCGCAACCGGCGCTGGTGAACGTCGAACGCAAGGAGGCAATATGCGTACATTACTGGCCACGATCACAACCGCAGTTATCCTCAGTGGCTGTGGCCCGTCGGAGCCGCCAGTTGCTGGCAGCATGACCGCCAGAGATCTGTGCCAAACAACCGGCTATCTGATCAGGCAAAAACTCGGCAGCAACATCAAAACCCTTGATACATCCTGCACAGCAGCCAGCCAAGGCGGAAACAACGTCCTGATCAACAGCACCTACCGCACCCCCATCAATAATAGAACGATCCGCTATTACGCTGTAGGCACAGTAAATGGTGACCGCCTACGCATTGAGAAAATCAAAACTGAATTTGACAAGGAATACACCCCCTTCCACGAATTCCCATAAGCCAAGGAGGCAAGCCATGAGCTACCAGATCCCAAAAGATGACCATGGCCAACCCGTTTCCACCCGTATACGCAAAGCAGCAGTACAGTCTCGTAACATTGACGAGCTTATTGGCATCTGCCGAGGCATCGTTTTCGACGATGTTGTGACTCAAAATGAAGCTGAAAGGCTACTGAAGTGGCTTTCCGCGCAGCCCGACTTAATACAAGTCTGGCCAGCCAACATGCTGTACCAGCGCCTGACCGAAATACTGAGTGATGGTGTCGTTGACCAGTCAGAGGCCGCCGAACTATTACATCTATTAAACGACCTTATCGGAAACAGCCCAGACCTTATCGAGAACATTGATACTGAGACGGGTGAATACAGCACAGACATTAAAACGACCCACCTGCTCCCGATCAGCAAGCCCGTCCAGATCTTCTACAAGCAGAACGACTTTGTACTTACCGGCAAATTTGCATCAGGCACACGTAACGAATGCGAGTCTGAAATACTGCGTAGAGGCGGGTACTGCCAAAAGAGCCCCACCAAAACGACCCGCTATATGATCATTGGTTCATTCGGAAGCAGGGACTGGGCACATTCAAACTGGGGCCGAAAAATTGAAAAGGCCGTAGAAATGAAGCACTCGGGCCACGAAATTGAAATCATATCGGAAGAGCACTGGATAAAAACTCTCAGCTAACTGATTGATTCGCAAGCCGCCAAACAAGGCCGGCTAAATATTTAGCAACAAAACGCTAAATTACACTTGCCCTATCTTTAGCAAGGCGCTAAATTTACCCCTGTGAACGATGAACAGGGAGTTTAGCGCCATGCCTACCACACACCTCGCCCCCCGCGAACTGGAATACGTCCAGTACGTACAGCAGGACCTCAGCGACAAGCAGATCGCCCGACTCATGGGCGTTGCCCCTGGAACCGTTGCCGGCACTGCCCGGCGTGTGCGCTACAAACTCCACGCTGCCAGCCGAATCCAGGTACTGATCAACGCCACCCGGGAGGGGATTATCAGCCTGGGCGTCATCATTGCGATCAGCACCGCAGCAGCCAGCACTGATCTGGACATCGAAACCCGGGGGCCGTCCCGGCTCCGCACCCGCGTACAGCGCACAGTCAGGGCTCGATCCCGCGGGCTGGATGCGCTCCCTGTTGACTACCTCGACAACCTGACAGCCTACGATCTGGAGGCCTACGCATGAGCACCGTACTGGTACACCCCACCGTTGCCTGCAACGTGCAGGCCATCGCACAACTCCAGGCCAGCACCGGCCGCCTGGTCGTGATCGATGGAACCGGGCGAGTCGCCAAGCTCGCTGATACCCGTCGACAGCGCGCCGCGCAGCTGGCGGACAACGGCAACAACCTGCCGGCAGCGTGAGGGCATCGTTATGTCGTACAACAGCAAGCTGAAAGAGCTGGCCGACAAAATCGCAGCGCTGTCCGCAGAGGAAAAAACCAACATCTTCGCGGATGTCATTGGATGGTATGCAGCAGAGGCATGTTTCGTCGATGACGGCGTTCACATGACCATGGCTCACACCATCTCAGTCGAAATGTTCATCCGATCTCTCCGAGAATCCATTGATCGCGCCAAGGAGGAGAGCAGCGATGATTGAGTTATTCCTGATCGCCCTGATGCTGTTCATTGCTGGCAGCATCCTGCTGCTGGGCTACGGCGCACTGATCGCCGTGGTTGCCATCCGTGCAGCCATCGCTGGTCGCCCGGTGCGCCCTGCTATCCAACCCCTGCTGGATGAATGGAGCGCGTCATGACTGCGAGGACGATTCATGGCCTGTCACTGGCCGCAGCCGCCAAACAGATCGGCACAACCCGCCACCGACTGCTCCAGGTGCTCAAAAGCCGGGGCCTGTTCCACTCCAACAACCTGCCCCGCTCCGAGCTGATCCAGGCTGGGCTGTTCGTTGTCCAGACCCGGGCGTACCACAACCGGGTCAGCGGAATCAGCAAACAGTACGCCGTCACTCTGGTGACCGGCCACGGCCTGAGCTGGCTCCAGGACGTAATGACCAATGAACAGCGACAGATTCCGATTCCACGCTGCCCGGATACTGCAGATGCAGTCACTGGGCGAGATGAGAGACGCCATCGACCGGGTACCCGAGAAGTGGCGTAAAACCGTAAGCCGGTACTGCCGGCACATGATTGAGATGGACAGGGCCAGAGCAGTACCAAAACTGCCCTGCAATGCAAAAGAGGAGAACCAAGATGAACAAACATCGCCCCGATCTGTTCACCCACACACTGAACCACCTGCGCACAGGTGCAGCCCAGGACCTGAGTGATGAACTGGCCAAGTTGATCGCAGCCGTCCGCAGCACCAACAAGCAGGGCACGCTGACGCTCACCCTGAAGATCAAGCCCGAAGGCGATGGCATCTACGGCATTGAAGAAGACATTAAGTCCAAGCTGCCCACCCTGCCACGCGGCAAAACACTGCTGTGGGGTACACCTGACGGCAACCTGGTCACCAGCGACCCTAATCAGGGAAGCTTTGAGCTCAAAACCGTAGCAGACAACGAACCGGCAGAGAAACCTGAGCTGCGCCAGGTCAACGGCTAACCCTTAACCAACAACAGAGAGAGATAATTCATGAGTAACCTTATCGACAGCATCATCAACGCCCTGTCTGCAAAAAAGATCGAGGACAATGCCGACTTCGCTGTTGTGCCTGAAGGCTACAGCCTGACTGATCTGGAACAGTTCAAAGACGCCCCGCGCCGCATCAAGACCCGCATTGAACTGCGTTCGGCACAGTCGTTCTGCGACTATGTGATCAAATTTGCAGCCGATGGCGCAAGCGTATTTTGTGACCTGAAGGGTCAGACCTTCACCGCCGTGCTGGATTACCACGTTGATGACAGCACACCGGCATGGGCAGGGCACAAGGCGACCTACACATGCCCGATCGACAGCCGGTGGAAGACATGGACAGGCCGCAACGGGAAACAGATGAGCCAGGTGGAATTCGCCCAGTTCATTGAAGACAACCTGCCGGACATTGTTCACCCCGCCGGCACCGACATGCTCACCATCAGCCGTAACCTGCAAGCCAAGAAGAAGGTCGATTTCAAATCTGACCAGAACCTGAGCAACGGTGACATCCAGTTTACCTACAACGAAACCACCACCGGCACCGCTGGCCAGTTGGAGATCCCACAGGAATTCACGCTGGGCATCCCGGTATACGAAGGCGGCGCACCCTATGAAGTCAAAGCCCGCCTGCGCTACCGCATCAGCGAGGGCAAATTGACCATGTGGTACGACCTGGTACGCCCAGAGCGGATGGAAGAAGACGCCTTCAAAGAGACCGCCGCCAACATCAAACAGCAGTGCTCTGGCGTTGCCGAGATCTACGACGCCGCCATTTGACCGACACCCGCGGGGCTTCAGCCCCGCTCTCAACCGAAAAGAGGGACCTAAACCATGCTGCTACTCACACGCAAACCCGGCGAGACCATCCTGATCGGTGACGACATCGAAGTCACCGTACTGGAGTCAAAGGGCAACCAGGTGCGCCTGGGCATCACTGCACCGAGAGAGGTTGCCGTTGATCGCGCAGAGATCCGCGCACGCAAACGCACCGAAGTCGAGCACCTGAAACACCTGTACGTGTTCGACTGCACATTTGAGTGCACGGATGGCCGCCATGTGCACACCGAGATCGCTTCCGCCACTGAGACGGACATGGAAGCCCACCTGCGCAACCTGTTCCCGTCCATCGACATGGAAAGTCTGAACACCGAGGTCAGCTGGAGCCCGGCCGTGCTGTCCTACTATCAGGAAGGTCTACTGCATCCTGCCGACCGTGAGACGCTCATGTGTCTGCGCCGTACCATTGCCGCCCACGGCAACACCCCGCCCTGCGCACTCATCCGCTCAACCGAGGTGCGCGAGGAGGCAGCCGCATGAACCAGACACACATCATGATCGATCTCGAAACGATGGACACCAAACCGACCGCAGCAATCGTAGCGATCGGGGCGGTAGCATTCGATCCAACGGCCGGAACCGTCGATGTAAACAGCGCATTCTATCGCACCGTTGAGCTGCAGAGCTGCATCGATCACGGCCTGACCGTATCCGGCAGCGCTGTCCGCTGGTGGCTGCGCCAGTCGCAGGACGCACGGCAGTCTATCCTCACAGGACAGGCGCGCATCCACACCGCACTGAACGAATTCAGCCGCTGGGTCATCGCACAATGCGACGGTGACACAGACCGCGCCGTTGTCTGGGGCAACGGATCAGACTTTGACAACGTCATCCTGACCAACGCCTACCGTGTCCTGAATTTCAGCGAACGACCCTGGGGCCCTTTCAACGACCGCTGCTACCGCACGCTGAAAAACCTGCGACCTGACATCAA